AAAAAGGCACAGATGGCCGGCCAGATTCGGCTGCGCGACGAGCAGGGCAAGATGAAGGGCTGGCCATGGTGCATGAGAATCCTCGAGGACCTGCTACGCGAGCAGGCCGGCAAGCCGCCTAAGCCCAAGATCAGCATCCCGCTCGGCAGCCACCACCTGGCTGGCATGGCGGCCGGGATCAGCGGGTTTACGCTGCTCGACGTCCTCTCGGACGGCAAACTCGACCACATCGTGCGCTTGTGCCACATACTCGGCAGTCACCTGCTGCGCGGCTGATAGGCTTCGGAAACCGACCGCCAGGCTGCATGGTGCCGCGGGAGACCTGCGGACGGGTTACTCCGCTCTCTCAGAGTTGTTCTACCTGTTGAAACACAGCCTGGCGGTCGGTTTCTTGAGGCAGTCGCATTGTCAATAGCGGCCCGGGCCGCGCACCGTCCAGGTGTGCCAGGCCACTACGTCGACAATCGCCGTGGGCGCCACACAACGCCGGACCTGCTGCCGGCGTACACGTTGCCGCAGACGAGCGCGCCCATCAAGCCGTTCGAGGGCGAGTGGAACGACCACTACGAGGCGGTGCGCGCCGAGATGCTGTCCAAGTACGCCCGGCTCGGCCCACAGTACCGCCTGCTGTGCGAGATGGTCGCCAGCGCGTGGACCCATATCCGCCGCGCCGAGGTGACCGGCCTCGAGATCAAGACGCCCGAATACACGCGCGCGATGGAGCTGGTGCGCCGCCTGATCGACCAGGCCCAGCGCTACACCGAGGCGCGCAAGTCGGAGATCATCGTCAATGAGGTCAACAGCGCGGTGCGCGAGACGCTGCTGATTGTCGAGACGCACCTGCAGGACAACCCCGAGCTGTTTCGCACGATCGTGCTCGCCGTGCGCGACCGGCTGCTGGAGTGAGCAGGAAGAAAGGCGCGGCCCTCGAGCCGGCGCGCGACGTCGAGATCGACGCCTTCCTGGGCGAGCTGCGCCAGGGCGGTTCGGTCAACGCGCGGCGGCTGGTCGAACAGAAGCGCACCAACCCCGTCCAGCAGATCGTGCTGCGCGCCGAGGCACGCTCGCAGGCCTACCTGCCCTTTCGGGCCGCCGATCGACTCGAGTCGTTCGCGCGCATCGGCTATACGCCCGGCGGCATCTACCTGCCCGACGCCGACCACGACTTTGTCCGCACGCGCTTGGCCGAATTGGGGGAAATAAACAACGGCCACAAACGCGAGGCCGCCTACCGCGCGTTTCAGGCCGAGACAGAGCAGTGGGCTCTTGACGGCCGGCCCGGACGCTGGACCTGGCAGCAGGCGGTCGCACGCTCCGAGGCGCGCTTTCGGATCGTCGCCTGGGGTAGGAGGGGGGGGAAGTCGTTTCACGCCGCACGCGAGGCCGTGGGCCTGGCGCTGGCGCGGCCGCGCTCGTGGATATGGGTTGCCGCGCCGATTAACAAGTCGGTCGCGCGCGTCTTCGACATGATCGGCATGCTGCTCGAGGACACCGGCCAGCGCGCTATCGCACAGACCTGGAGAAACATCGACGCCGAAAAGCTGATCGTGCTGCAGAACGGCTCGCGCATCGAGGGCATCTCGCTCGAGGACGACCGCACCGCCGCCGGCACCAGCATCGACCTGGTCGTGATGGACGAAAGCGAGTACCTGTCCGGCGACCAGTTCCGCCGCCTGGTGCTGCCCACCCTGGCCGACAAGGCCGGCAAGGCGCTCATCATCTCATCCGCCCAGGACGACGAGACGTGGTTCTGGCAGCGCTGCTACCAGGCCATGAACGAGCACCAGGCCGACTCGCCGTGGGAAGGCTTTAACGCGCCCACCTGGGAAAACTTCTTCAAGTTCCCGCTCGGCCGGCGCACCCAGTCCATCAAGGACGCCGAGGCCGAGTCGAGCGCGGCCGAGGTACTGGCGATCTACGGTGCGCGCCCGACCGGCGAGCTGCACCGCGTGCTGTACCCGTTCAAGGACCGCGTGCATGTGCGCCCGGTGGCCTACGACGATCGCTACCCGGTGGTCTGCGTGGCCGATCCGTCTGGCGGCATCAACGAGTACGCCGTGGGCGTCTACCAGGTGTGGCGCGATCGCGTGCATCAGATTGACGAGTTTTATGAGCGCGGGGTGACGGCCGGGCAGGTCGCCGCGGTGCTCGACGATCGACCATGGCGCAAGGACGTGCAGGTGCTGTGGGTCGACCAGGGCTCGTGGTACATGGAGGTCGACAACTGGCGCGCCGCCGGCTGGCCAGCGCAGCCGATCATGGTCGACGACCCGGGTCACCCCGGGCGGCAGAAGGTGGGCAAGCCCGAGATCGCGGAGTCGCTGCCGATCGTCAATGCCATGCTGCGCGACCCGAAGCTGTGGCACCAGTACCAGCAGGAGAAGCTGGCCCTGGTGCTGGCCGATATGGGCTACTGGCTCGAGGACCTGCCCACACTCGACGCCGAGCAGAAGCTGAACGTGTCGATCGAGCTCGAGGAACGGCTGGCCGACGCGACCGCCAGCGACCAGGATGTGCTGCGCATGCAGCAGGCCTCGCACTACTTCTGCGACCCGCGCTGCACCAACATGCGCATGGAGGCCAAGTTCTATCGCTGGCGCAAGCCGCGCCGCGACGACCAGCCGGTCTCGGAAAAACCGCGCGACAAGTACAACCATCTCGTGGACTGCGCGCGTTACCTCGCGCATATCTACTTCCGCCACCTGGTCCAGCCAGGGCGCAGCGCGAGCTACCTGCGCGACTACGCGCCGACCGCGCCGAGCGCGATCGTCGGCCGCAGTTGGCTCGAGGACCTGCGCATGAAATCCGCCGCGCGCTCCAGGCGCGGTCAGAGCTACCTGCGCAGCGCATAGGGCAGCGGCGTTGGAAGCTGGCGCTCCGCGCGCCACGCTCCCGGGCATGCCACGTTTCACAGCTTCTGTTGGCGGCGCACGCCGCCGCCCACCCGCGATGGCCGGCGGAGTCATGGGTCCCCCGCCCGGGCTCGGCGGCGGTCCCCCGCCTGGCATGGGCGGTCCCCCGCCTGGTATGGGCGGCATGGGCGCGCCGGCCGGTCCGCCACCGATGCCCGGCCGCGGCGCTCCACCGCCGATGCCCGGCCGCGGCGCGCCCGCGCCACCCGCTCGACCCAGCCGGCCCAAGGCCAAAGCCAGGTCGGCCAGCAAGAGCAAGGGCAAGGGCAGATAAGCCGTGGCCGAAGCGTCGTTCGTCTCGATCGCGGGCTCGAGCATGATCGACGGCTACGTCTACGACGAGGAAACCGACGATCTCGACGTCCACTTCAACAACGGCAGCGTCTATCGCTACCACCAGGTGCCGCAGGACGTGGTCCAACAGTTCGCGGCGGCCTCCAGCGCGGGCCGGGCGTTCAACGAGTTGATCAAGACGCGCTATGCCTGGGAGCGCGTCTCGTGACCATCAGGACGCTCAGCCTCGCGCGCAGGATGGTCTACCTCGAGGCGCAAGCTCGCGCGGCTGAGGCGATCCCCGACCAGGAGCGCGCCAAGGAAATCTGGAAAAGCCGCGAGCGGCTGGCCACCTACCGTTCGGCGCTCGTGCGGCAGTGCTCGGTCGACGAAAGGAAGTGACTTCATCATGTCGACGCCGATAGTCGAACGCCAGTACCCCACCGTTGTCGGCGGCTGGGTTGGCGCGCTGATCGCCCTCCTGGTCCTCATCGCGGTGCTGGTCTTGTGGCTGACCAATCAAATCGAGCCGAAGCTGGCGCTGCTGATCGGAGGCCTGGCCCTCGCGCGCCTGCTATGACGACGTGGACCCCGAGCAGGAGCCGACCGAGCGCGACTCGAGCATGCGCATCGAGTTCGTCCTGTCGATCGGCTACGTGCGCAAACGCGCTCAGCTCAGCGATCGCTTCGAGGCACGCCTGGGCACGCTCGCGCTCATCCTGGTCGGCGCGCTGGTCGTTGTCATCGTGCTGCTGACGATCTTGCCGCGTGTGCTCGAGGCGATCGGCCGCCTCTGATGCCCTCGCCCAAGCCCAACCGCCAGCAGGTCCTGCAGTGGCTGCACGAGCAGTGGCAGCAGGAGTCCAAGCTCGATTCCGCTGCCCAGGCCGAGGAGGACCTGTACTTCCAGCAGTTCTCCATCCCGGCGCCCGAGGGCTATCGCACCGTGCGCCTGGGCACCGCGCCGGGCGACGTCGACCAGGGCGTGCAGGCCGTCCAGCCCGACCAGTACATCGGCGTCACCGTGCCCGCGGCCAAGGCGACCGAGGACTGGCAGAAGCTGGCCGACCAGCGCTCGAAGTGGTGCCGCGCGCTGCTCTCGCACTGGCGCGAGGAAGTCGACGTGACCGAGCTCGTGCTGTGGGGCATGATGGTCCACCGCGCGCGCTGGGTGTTCGTCGGCTACCAGCCGTTGCCCGAGTTTTTGCAGAGCCCGCCCACCCCGTCGCGCCGCGAAACGGCCATGAGCTATGGCGCGCGGGTGGACGCCTGGGACCTGCAGCGCAAGATGCACGTGCCGTTCACCTTCGAGCTGAAGGAGCGCGGGACGGTGTTTGCCATCGAGTCGCACACCGGCCGTCCGCTGCACCTGTTCGAGCACTATCAGCGCACCGTCGCGGACCTGGCCTACTGGTATCCGCCGACGCTGTTCCCGGCCCTCGTGCGCATCCTGCGCGGCAAGGCGCCGACCGACTACGTCACCTTCACCGGCTACTGGAACGACGAGTGGCGCACCGCGTTCGTGGACGAGCAGCCGTTCTTTCCCTCGAGCGACGGCGACGGCTTCGTGGCCAACGAGTACGCGCGCATCCCGTTCGCGCAGGCGAACCTGGCTCTAATTCCCGATGAGCTCTCGGATGAAGATGTGCTGCTGATCTCCGATATCGCATCCACCGGTTCTGCGGCCGCCGAGAGCGGGCGCGTGCGTTTGGGAGATACCGTGGCGGTTTTCGCCCAAGGACCGATCGGCTTGTGCGCCACTCTCGGCGCGCACCTGATGGGAGCTTCGGAGATATTTGCCATCGATTCAGATGTGCATCGCCTGCGGGTCTCCAAAGCGTTCGGAGCGACGACATTAC